GAAGGAACTTTAAAAATGGACCACAGAGATAGAATAAGAGCAAAGGCTGAGGCTAGATTAGCTAGACTTAAACCAAACACAGGCCATGCTCGTATTTTGAGAGCAAGATTAGGTTTAGATGTACAATCAGCTTCTATAAAAGAAGAGGTTGTTATTCCTGAAGTTGAGACTACTGAAAAGTCCAAAAAAAGAAAGCGTAATGTAAGACCCACATCAGAAAGGTGAAAATATTATGAAAAGATTTATGATTCCAAGAACTGCCCATTGTGGTAATGGGTGCTGACTATTTAACTAGTTATTTTTAAGGGAAGCTTTGTATTATTTACAAAAGCTTCTCTATTTTTATGCCATGATTCTCTTCCAACAAGTTCTCCATTTGAGTGGTGAATTATTGCGATATCTAGTATTTTATTTGTGTAACCCATCAAAAATGCCTTTGATGTATAGTGTATATCGTAGAAATCCCACTCTCCTTCAAAATATTGCGGCTTTGATAGTCCAATATCCTCGATAGCTGACGCTTTTGCAGCTAAAAATAGTCCATCAAGCACTACAACATCGGCTGGTGGACCATAATCGGTGGAATATATCTGATTATTTTGGTTGATGTGGTAGACTTTACCTCTATGAAACCCCTGTCTCCATAGTTCGTGATCCCACCAGACAGCATTTTGACTCAAAAATGTCGTTCCTGCGGGTCCTACAAAGCCAACCTTATCTGATTCGTTACATAACTTGAATATTTTTGTCTTAAAATCGCTTTCAGACTCCTTAATTTCGATATCATCGTGACAAAATATCACAATATCGTCAGGATCTGTTTTAATTTTGTTAAAAGTGTTCTTATAAGCGTCAAATATTGATTTTGAACCAACTACAACATTTGTTTTTACTTCACATCTAGATAAGAATGATAGTAAATCATGTAATGTTTTGGTTATTTGTGTTTTTGATCGTGTACAAATAATAGCATGAATATTCATATACTATAATATAACAGATACTTGTGTATTTTTTATGGAAAAAGAGAAATTAATAGAAGAATTCAAGAGATGCAGTCAAGATCCTGTATATTTTATTTCAAATTATATAAAAGTGACTCATCCAGTTCGAGGTTTGGTTCCTTTTAAGCTATACCCCTTTCAGGAACGTATTTTATCGAACTTAGAATCTCATAGATTCAATATTCTTCGTAAATTTCGTCAGGCAGGATGCACCACAATTGCAGCGTCTTATTGTTTGTGGATGGCTATCTTTCAAAAATACAAAACAATTGCTATTTTGTCCAAGGGTGACGCAGAATCTACAGAAGTTTTGGATAGAATTAAATTAATGTATGATGAACTTCCTGAATTCTTAAAACCCGGTATTGCAGAAGATAATAAACACACTCTAAAGCTAAAAACTCAATCAGTTATTAAATCTAGACCTTCTGGAAAGCAATCTGGACGTTCTCTAGCTGGCTCAATGCTAATTATTGACGAAGCAGCATTTATTGAGAATATTGATACTATTTGGGCTGCCGTTTATCCTATTATTTCTACTGGTGGTAGAGCCTTTATTCTTTCTACAGTTAATGGTGTTGGTAATTGGTATCATCAAACCTATCAAGGAGCTGTAGATGGAAATAATGCATTCCACGCTATAGATATTCGCTGGCAAGAGCATCCAGAGTACTCATACATGGATGGTTTTGAGCATTTATATGAGGAAATGGCTAAAAAAGGTTTAGACATCAATAAATGGGAAGAAACAACAAGAGCAAACTTGCCCACAAAACAATGGCTTCAAGAATATGAGTGTTCCTTTTTAGGAACAGGTGATACTTATATAGAAGGAGAAATTCTTAAAGAAATTTCACAACAAACTAGTGAAAAATATTTTACAAAATATAACAATAGAATGCGTATTTGGCAAGAGCCTAGACCTGAATACGAATATTTATTATCGTGTGATACTTCTTTAGGTCGAAATAGGGATTATTCAGCTTTTCATATTATAAACATGTATAACGGACAACAAGTAGCTGAATTTTACTCAAACAAAACACCTATAAATGATTTTGCTAAAATAATAGCACAAGAAGGTATGCTATATAATATAGCACACGTTATATGTGAAAGAAATACGATAGGAAATAATCTTATTGATTGGCTCTTTAATGTGTACGAGTATGAAAATCTTTGGGCTGACGATAAGGGTGATATAGGGTTTCAAGTTACTGCTAAAAATCGAGAAAGTATTTTAGCAGAATTAGAAGAGGCTTTAAGAACAGATTTAATTAAGATAAACTCTACTAGAACTTGCGATGAGCTTATGACCTTTATTGTAAACGAGCGAGGTAAGGCTTTGGCTGATAAGGGGTATAATGACGATTTAGTTATGAGTTTGGCTTTAGCCATTCATTTATATAAAGATTTATTAGGTAATACTCCAATAGAGTTTGTTTCTAAAAATGATGATAGTACTAGACCTGTTATGCCTAGCATGACGACAAAATTAAAAAACTCTTATGGGTTTATGAGTGAAGAAGATTACAAATGGCTGATGAAATAAAAAAAGAACAAGAAATTAATGAAAGTGGTTATACTGTTTTTGGAGGAAGCTCAAACAGAGCAGGAAACTACTACACTCCAACAGGACCCATTGGTAGATTTTTTGCAAAGTTCTTTGCTACTAAAGCGCAACTACCAGTACAAAAAAGTTTAGATAATGAAGATATTGCATCTAAAGTAGGTGATACTGTCATTAGTAATGATTTAGTTGCTGATAGTGATCCAAATTTGGCCGTTGGTGGAGTTTCAAGAACTCCGATAATACCTCAAATTGAGCTTAATAGAAGAAAGAGGTATAAAGAGTATGAAGAAATGGATGAATATCCTGAAATAGGTGCTGCTTTTGATATTTATGCAGATGATAGTACTCAACGAGGTGTTCATGCGGAGAGGTGGACAATAAAATCAAAAAACCAGATGGTAGTTGATGAAATTAATAGATTATTTGATAAAATTCATCTAAATAGGTTTTTATGGGACATCGTTCGTAACACTGTAAAATACGGAGATTGTTTCTCTGAGTTAATAGTTGATTTAAAAAATCCAAAAGAGGGTATTAAAAAAATAAAAATATTAAACCCTACCTGGATTTTAAGAGTAGAAAATGAGTTTGGGTATTTATTAAAATTTCTTCAAGAAATCCCAACCAAAAGTAATGTAGATCAATACAGTTATGAAAATATGGGAAACTCAGGATCTGCTAAATATATTGAACTAGATAAAAATCAAATAGTCCACTTTAGATTACATACATCGGATCCTGTATTCTATCCTTATGGTAAATCAATAGCGGCTATGTGTCATAGAACTTTTAGATCTTTAAAAATGATGGAAGATGCTATGATGATTTATAGATTATCTAGAGCACCCGAAAGAAGAATTTTTTATGTAGATACGGGGAATCTTCCTGCATCTAAAGCTGAGATGTACATTGAAAGACTAAAACAAAAATTTAAAAAAGAGAAATATTATAATGATTCTAAAGGTACTGTAGACGCAAGATACAACCCTATGTCTTTAGATGAAGATTATTATGTTGCTACTAAAAACGGAAAAGGTACTAAAATTGATACATTGCCCGGAGCAACTAATTTAGGAGAAATCGAAGATGTTAAGTACTACAGAGATAAGTTACTAGCTGCTTTAAAAATTCCAAAAGATTATATAGTAGAAAAGGATCAATCTCCTGAAAGAAAGGCTAATTTGTCTCAGTTAGATGTTAAATTTGCAAGAACCATTCAAAGAATACAGATAGATATTGAAACAGGTTTAGAAAATTTAGCGAAGCGTCACTTACAACTTAAAGGCTATCCACCAAGCCTTATTCGTGATTTAAAAATCAAACTTCCAGAACCTTCTGATATGTCAGCTAAAAGAAAACTAGATTTAGATGAGCAGAAGACTAGAGTAATTCAGGCTGTACAGGGTTTGGGGTTATTCCCAAAATCTACAATCTACAGGGAATATTACGATATGTCTGAAGATGAGATTGATAGAATCAAAGATGAATTAGAAAAAGAACAAGAAGAGTTGGGGCTTGCTGAAGGGGGTATGTCTGCTGGTATGGCTGGTCCCGGTCCTGGGGAGGCTGGTGGTCAGGAGTCTGCTGAAAATATACCTCCCACAGCAAACGAATCTACTAATATAACTGACCCTTTCAGTTATATAAAAGATTGTGTTTCTGATGAACAAACAAAAGTAGTTCTTAATAGAATTATAGAAAAACAACAGCAAAAAGCAAAAAAAGCTGATCAGAAAGAGTCTATATAAATATAAACCAAGTTTGGAGATAAAAAATATGTTTTTAAGATTATTTGAAGAAAGAGATAAGGCTATATCAAATCTAATAAAATTAGGTGATTATATTGGGAGATCTATAAGAGAAAATGTAATTTTATTTTCTATAGATTCAACTAACGAGTATGTAACCTACTTAACTGAAAGTAATAAAGTAATCAGTGGTAATTATAATTTTAACTCGGGTATAAACCTAAAAAATATAAAGGTTCAAGATTCTTCTATTTTTGAAGATGAACAAAAATTTGATTTAATTGTAAACAGTAAAATTAAATTATTTATAGAAAATATTCATCATGGGGAATATTCTGATGCAGACATATCTTTTGGTGATGTTTTATCATTATGGGAACAAAGAGTTAAACTTTCTTCACTACAAAATAAACTAAATGAGAAGTGTTCAAAACTTGCTAGTATTGAAAATATAATAGAGTCTAAATCTTTTCAAAATCTAATAGAAGTTAAACCTCAATTAGAAAGTTTCTTAAAAGAAGATTTTGAAAAAATTATTAAAGTTCCTGAAATTAAGAACGCTGTGAACTTATCACACACTGTTTCAAAAGGTTTTAATTTACCTAAACTAACTTTAGAAGAATTACAAGATAATAAAGAATATTCATTATCTAATGATCAGGACACTTCAATTTATGATATGATTTGTAGACAAGAACTAGTCAAAAAAGAGTTAATAGAATCTAAGAAAAGTTTTGATTTAGTTTGGGCAAATAATCCATCTATTAAAAACCTAGCTAGTTTAATTTTTGAAAGTGATGATGTTGTAGTAAAAGCTTTATCAGAAGCATTAAAAGAAGTTCCTTATTTAGCTTTAGCGTCTAAGAAGCAATTATTTAAAACATTTTCAAACTCTCTAGCTAATATTGACGGTTTTGGGGTGTCCGATACAGATATACAAACTTACGCCTCTAGAATTTTTGAATACAAAAAAGAAGTTAAAGATTTATTTATTCAAAATATTAATGAAAAGTATGGAGTTAACATATTAACCCTCCAAGAGCCTGTATCGTTTAAGAGTTTAGCCAATACACAAGTAGTTATTTTTGAAGCACTATCAAGATTATCACCAAAAGGTAGCATTTTAAAAAATATTTTATCAGAAATGGCTAAAGAACTCAAAACTAAATCAGGAGTTGAGTGTATAGACGTAAACAACTTTTTGGTTGAAATGTTTGTCTCTGTTGGATACGACCAAGTTTTAGAAGAAGCAGTCGGTATGGATAGGTATAAAAAAGTAGACTTTAAAAGAATCGTACAGGATCTGTCAGATATTACAGAATTGATTAATGGTTTACAAGACACTGTTACTAATGATGCTGAGTATGAGAGTGATGAAAACGTAGATCAGGAAGCTATGGCGGCTGCTGAAGAAGCTCCTGAGGAAGTCCCTGAGGAAGCCCCTGAGGAAGCCCCTGAAGGAGGTCCCGAAGAAGAACTTCCCCCAGAAATAGAGCCAGAAACGCAAGAAAAGGTTTTAAAGGGGTTATCTGATTTAGAAGCTATGGTTGGTGATATTGTTAAAGAATTACAGGGAGAAGAAGAAGAGGAAGAAGCTCCTGAAGATATTAACCAAGAGGGCGTAGAGTGATGCTAACAACATTAAGACCATACACCAAAGTAGTTTCAGTTACACAAGGGACACATGCAGTTATTGATTTAAAAGACTCCGCTGGTAACTCATTAGATTGTAACTATATTACAGTTGATGCTTCTGGAGCTGGAGGGGCAGCGGCAGATTTCTTTGTTTATCTGTCTTCCGTTCCTGGATTAACAACTCCTGCTACTCCAACTACTCCTGTTCTTGCTACTGTTTCTGGTTTCTGTGGAATAATGGGCGTTGCTCCTGGTGTAAAGCCTGTAGAGTTATTTTTAGATTATGAGGACAAGGTTAATAAGATTACTGTTTATTGTGAAAGTTCTTTAGATGTAGTTGTAACTTATGGAAATATCCATGTTGCAAACGCATTGCGATTTAATGATATGACTAAAGGATCCTGATGCCTCTTCAACTTCGGAAACAACCCTTTTCTTTTAAAGGTAATAAGAAAAGAAGAAGAAGACAAGGTAGAGTTGTTTTTCTTACTTCAGGAGGAGATCTTGGAGTTACTTTTAAAGGGATAAACAACTTGTCTTTTTCTAATTCAAATGGATATAGAGTAACTTTAGGATTTGGTGGAGGTATTTGGTATTTTAAACTTTGGGATTCTGCTGGAGTTCAGGTAGGGGCAACTTTAGGAAGACCAAGCCTTGCTGTATTGTCTGCT